GAAGAAAGCTGCTCGCTCATATGCGAAAGCCAAAGTGTCCAACACAGGTGATATTGATATTGGTAAACTTTACAAGTATAAAGTTGAAGATAACATTTTCAAAAAACTGATGCGAGTGCCAAAAGGCAAATCACATGGTCTGGTTCTATTACTTGATTGTTCTGGTTCCATGCGAAACAATATGGATGCCTCTATTGAACAGATTTTGGTTCTTACGATGTTCTGCCGCAAAGTGAATATTCCATTTGTTGTATATGGTTTCGGTGATTCTCAAACGGCTCGTAAGTTTGATTTCAGAGAACAAACACCACAATCTGGTTTTGCTTATGAAGATGGTGGTTTGTTTTTGCAACCAGTTTTCCTGCGAGAATACTTGAATTCTAAAATGAGTGGTGCTGAATTTAATGCTTGCATCCGTAACATGATTGCTTTAAAGACTTCGTATTCAATTGGTCGCCGAAATCATCCTACAACTGAAACACTCGGTAATACTCCTTTGATTCAAGCTATGGTTGCTCTTGAACCTATTACAAAACAATTCCGTAAAGTGAATAACCTTGATTTGGTTAATTTGGTAATTGTGCATGATGGTGATGCCGATACTACCGACTTTGTTGTTAAATTTCGTGAAGTATCAAAAACAGATTTAAACAAATCACCATTTGAAACAAAACGGTTTCAAGCCCGTATTGAAAATATTTACATCAAAGACCGTAATTCTAAATTGCAAATAAAACTTGATTACCATTACAATGAGAGTCATTACAATGTTGATGATAGTTTGCGTGTTGCAATTTTTGATTGGTTCCGTGCTGTGACTGGTGCTAAGATTTTTGGTTTCTTTGTTACTGAAACTGGCCGTAATTTAGCAAATTCTATTGCAAACAAATACTACGATAAAAAAGGTCGTACTGTTAAACAGATTTGCAATGAAGATTTCAATTATGTCAATTGGAGATATTGTCGTTCTGACTTCGTTCAGAGCTTAGGTAAAAAACTGAGAAGTGAAAAGTTTCTTGAATCTTTCAATCCAGGCTATGATGCATTTTTTATGATGCCTGGTGGTTCAGAAATGAATATTGAAGATGGTGAATTGTCGGTGACAGGTACTGTAACGGCAAACAAATTGAAAAATGCGTTTATGAAAATGAACAAAAAGAAACAGATTAACCGAGTGATGGTCAACCGGTTCATTGATGGTATTGCTGCCTAACTGTTGTATTTTTACAACAGAGGCCTTGACAGGCAGCACTATCTTATTGTATAATGGAAGTTCTAGTGAAATTTGGAGTTTTAAATGCGTACCACCAAAGTTGAAGTCCGTGAGAAGTTTTTCGCTTTGCTAACAAAATTAAGTAAAGACACCGTAACCAAATCTGAGATTAAACAAATTTGCTCTGAGATTGGTATCTACGGAGTGCCGTGGTTCACCAAAGATGAATCAAACCGAGTTGGCCGTGGTTTGTACCGAGTACCTAATTCTAGTGCTGTGCCTGCCGCAGCTACAATTGATATGACAGCACAGGTTATTAAGATGCCGAAACAAACAGAAAATCAACCGGTTGTTGGTAACCGTATTGCTAGTGTGGTTACTGATCTTGAAACAGAAAATCTGGTTCCAAAAGCCTACAAAAATTATGTGCCGTTTGGTAACTATGATGACTTGTTGAAAATTGTTTCATCAAAGCAATTCTATCCAATCTTCATTACTGGTCATTCAGGTAATGGTAAAACAATGTCAGTTGAGCAAGCTTGTGCCAAAGTTGGTCGCAAGTTTATTTGCGTTTCAATGACACCTGAAACCGATGAAAGTGATTTGCTCGGTAACTATGTTCTGATTAACGGTCAGATGGAATGGCGTGACGGCCCGGTTACGGTTGCTGCTCGTCAAGGTGCCGTATTGTGTATTGATGAAATTGATTACGGTGCTCAGAACCTTTCCTGCTTGCAGCGTGTTCTTGAAGGCAAACCATTCTTGTTGAAAAAGAAAAATGAGAATGTGATTCCTGCTGAAGGTTTTACCATTGTTGCTACTGCAAACACCAAAGGTAAAGGTTCAGAAGATGGTCGTTATATGTTCACCAATGTTCTTAACGAAGCTTTCCTTGAACGATTCCTGAATACATACGAACAAGACTGGCCTCCAGTTGCCGTTGAGCGTAAGATTATCAAGAAAGAATTAACATCATTCGGTAAAGCCGATGATGAATTTGCCGAGAAACTTGTTACTTGGGCAGATGTGATTCGCAAAACTTTCGTAGAAGGCGGAGTTGATGAAGTGATTTCTACTCGCCGCTTGGTGCATATTTCAAAAACTTATGGTGTGTTCGGTAATCGGATGAAAGCCATTGAGTTGTGCCTGAATCGTTTTGATGATGATACCAAAATGTCTTTTCTTGACCTGTATACGAAAGTTGATGCAGGTGCAAATACCGAATCCATTTTGGCACAAACGGTTGTTGCCGAAGAAGTTAAACCTTCGGAAGAAATTCCTTTCTAGGCAATAGTGAGTAAGTCTGCCGTAAAACGCTTGACTTGTTCATCATTATCTGTTATTATTATACATATCTAGAGAGTGGAGCCACCTCTCAGATGTTTTGAAATAGTGGTTCATTTTTTTAATTATGGAGTTTTACAATGTCAGCAAAATCAAAAGTTCTTTCTTACCTGTCAAATGACAGCACATACAACACACTTACATCCAATCAAATGGCTGCTAAGTTTGGTGTACAAAACCCAAGTGCTACTGTTAATGAGTTGCGTAAAGAAGGTCATGCAATTTATTTGAACAGTCGCATTAATACTAAAGGTGATAAAGTTTCTTTCTATCGCCTTGGTACACCAACCAAGCGCATCGTTGCTGCTGGTATCATGGCACTTCGCCAAGCCGGTGAGCCAACATTCGCCTAATTTAACGGCGTTTTGTTGAGCAAGGAGAGATATATAATAGTATCTCTCCTTTTTTTTATTTTATGGATACACTATGGAAATTCAAGTAAATATTGATGAATTGAAAAAACATAAACTTTTTATTGCCACACCAATGTATGGTGGTATGGCTTTTGGATTGTATATGAAATCGTGCCTTGATTTACAAATGACCATGGCACAATACGGAATTGAAGTGAAGTTTTCATTCCTTTTTAACGAATCCCTTATCACACGAGCAAGAAATTATCTTGTTGATGAGTTTCTTCGCACAGATTATACCCATATGATGTTTATTGATTCTGATATTCATTTTTCACCAAAAGATATTCTAGCACTATTAGCGTTAGATAAAGATGTTATTGGCGGACCATATCCTAAGAAATCAATTAATTGGGGTAATGTTGCACATGCAGCCCGTAACCATCCTGATATGGATCCTGGTGCCCTACAAGAATTGGTAGGTGAATATGTGTTCAATGTGGTAAAAGGAACACAATCATTTCAAGTATCAGAACCTCTTGAGGTTATGGAGATTGGAACAGGCCATATGCTGATCAAACGAAATGTTTTTGAGAAAATGGCCGCAGAATATCCAAACATTCGTTATAAACCAGATCATGTTGGCCAAGCCAACTTTGATGGTTCAAGGTATATTCATGCATACTTTGATACTGTGATTGATAGTAAAGAATCAATTACAGGCGGTGGAAGTGAACGATATCTTTCTGAAGATTATATGTTCTGTCAAATGTGGCGTAAGATGGGTGGTAAAATCCATTTATGTCCATGGATGAAACTACAACATATTGGTTCATATGCCTTTAGTGGTAATATGCCTGCTGTCGCTCAGTATACTGGTAAGTTATGATAATCGGTTTGGTTGGTTTTATTGGATCAGGCAAGGGAACTGTTGGTGATATCCTTGAACAAAAAGGATTTATCAAAGACAGTTTCGCCAAACCACTTAAAGATGCTTGTGCAGTAATGTTTGGTTGGTCTCGGGAACTCCTTGAGGGAGATACCGAGATGAGCCGAAAGTGGCGTGAAGAACCTGATTCCTATTGGAGTGAAAAATTCGGTCGTGAATTTACTCCTCGTGAAGCTCTACAGAAGATGGGCACCGAGGCAGGTCGTGATGTTTTTCATAAAGACATTTGGGTGATTTCGTTATTAAATCGTGCTAAAGGTAAAGATGTAGTTGTTACTGATGTTCGTTTTCAAAATGAGATTGAATATATCCAAGGCAACGGTGGTATTGTTATTCGTGTTAAAAGAGGGGAAGATCCAGCTTGGTTTTCTTTACTTGATAAAATCAAATTAGAAACCGAAAGAACCAAGTTCATGCAACATGAGCATATCCATAAATCTGAATGGGATTGGGTAGGCTGTGAATTTAATTACACGATTGCCAACAATGGCACAATTCAAGACTTAGGTAAAGATGTAGAAAGAGTATTGCAATTTATAAAGTGATGTAGTATAATGGTGTTTCAATTACAATATGGAGTATATTATGCAGTTATCAACCGATACAATCAATGTTCTAAAAAACTTTGGTGCAATTAATGATGGGTTGCTCTTTAAAAAAGGTAAAGTTTTAAAGACTATTTCATCAGGCAAGAACATTCTGGCTCAAGTAACAATCAATGAAGATATTCCGACTGAGTTTGGTATTTACAATCTAAATACTTTTTTGTCTGCGATTTCTTTACACAAAGATTCACCCACATTGGAATTTGGTGATAGAGATATTAGTATTGTCGGCAACAAAGGTCGTAGTAAAATCAAATATCGCTTTGCTGCAGCTAACACGATCAATACACCACCAGAAAAAGAATTGGTTATGCCTGATCCTGAAGTTTCTTTCTCATTTACCGAAGAAGATTTTCAATGGATTCTAAAATCTGCTGGCGTTCTTGGTTCACCACAAATTTCGGTTGAATCTGATGGCAACAAAATTGTTGTGTCAGCATTTGATTCTTCAGATGATTCTGCTCACACAGATGCTCTTGAAGTTGCTGATGGTAATGGTGATAAGTTTCGCTTCGTATTTAAAACGGAAAATCTCATCAAGTTGTTGAACGGCGGTTATGATGTGCAAATTTCTTCAAAAGGAATTTCTAACTTCAAACA